CACGCACTCCTTAATATTTCGTAGTACAACAAGCATCACACTACTAAATAGTCGCCAGGGTGCAAGTAACCGATTTTTAGCCAGTTTTTATAGTGATGTTCCCCAAAAAGCTAGAGGTTTAGCAGGAATCTAAAAAGCTGAACTAGCACGGCGCAAAATAATGGCCACATTAAGTGGCCATTTTCATTTGCTCTACCAATTCCAGATCAGTAGCTCTTGCTGCTCTCCTGAACGGCCTGAACCACCTACAGTGTATTTAATTCCTAGGGTCTTCATTTGTAACCCGGCAAATGCCTCTCGCATTTCGGGGATGTCGTTAACGCTGATGACCATCTTGCCTTTGATAGTCTTCGCCAACTCGGCCATCAAGGCATATTGCTCTAGTCCAAATTCTACGCCGTAGCCTGCGGTACTCCAGTAAGGCGGGTCTAAATAGAACAAGGTTTCAGGCTTATCGTATCGTCTTACACATTCCGCCCAGTCCAACCGCTCAATGTAGGTTCTCGCGAGTCGAAGATGCGCAATGCTGAGATCTTCCTCAATACGCAGTAAGTTCAAACCAGCTGGGCGTGATGCCGAACTCCCAAAGTTCTGACTAGATACCTTGCCGCCAAACGCTAGCTTTTGCAGATAGTAGAATCGGCTCGCTCGCTGAATATCGGTTAAGGTCTCAGGGTTAGTATTCTTCTGCCATAGGAACTCTTCACGGCTGATTAAAGCCCATTTAAAGTGCCTAATAAACTCCTCTAAATGATGTTTAATGACACGGTAAAGATTCACCAAATCGCCATTCATATCATTAACCACTTCCACCCGTGCTTCATCTTTGCTGAAGAACATAGCGGCACCACCGCAGAATGGCTCCACATAGGTATGATGCTCAGGGAATAACGGTAAAATCTCTTTAACTAATCTACGCTTACCCCCATCCAAGGGATGATCGGTTTTGGCATGTGAGCCTCCTTTTTTAGGATTTTTTATGCTAGGCTCGGTTCGCCGTGTCGACGCGGTGAGGGAGCCTTGGTTGGCTCACAGGGTGTTATCCTGTGTGTTGACGGTCTGGTAATGTTGGTAGCATTGCCAGACCGCTCTCTTTTAAATCTCTATTTCTACATAAGTCAGATCGGCAGCTTGGCCTTGGATCTGCCCATCAACGATATACACTTTGCCGCTAGCCACTGAGTCACCCAAAACGGTTTGATAACTGCCATCGGCGTGTTGCACTGTCGTACTGCCATTGGCCACGTTAACTACAGTCGCCACACTGCGTTGCGGCTTAGGGTTTAGATTCGCTAGGCGTTGGTAGATATTGCTCATGCAGCGACTCCACTTGCGGCTTTATTCCTCAGTAAATTCACGGTTTGATTCACTGTCACCTGGCCTGTGGACTCACTCACAGTTGCGCTAATACTCCACGCCTCACACACCGACTTAAACACCTCTGCACCTTTACGAACACCAATCAACATGCCTGGTCGCATAGGTGGTAAATCCGCTAGCACCTTAGTGCGTATTGAGGTCTGCACCTTATTACCCGCATTGGCTAACTCAGTGGTACCTCGCATTCTGGCGGCTTGGTTATCAGTGATTAACTTATCCACTATATCAACACAAAAGTTGTCGCCAGCTGTCCCGAAGCGTTTCACTTTTGCTGCAACGCCCTGTTGCTCTCCCCTCACAAACACCGCATTAGCATCAGGTCGAATATCCACTTGCTCACTAAAATCGAGGATCACGCCATCGTGTAAAATCACATCTGGCACCGCAGTTGCGGTATTCCAAGGCACCACGGGCCATTGTGGGATCACGGTAATCGTTTGGGTTTCATCATTCACATCGAGCATGGCCCCAATTCCCGCCGCCATCATGTTCAACGCTTCAGCGGGAGTTTTAGCAGCATAACTAAAGGCATTGGCGGGGATGGTAAAATCGGAGATCCGGCTGGCAATCGACCAGCCAGTGTTTGCCACAATGTCAGACATCAAACCGATAAAACTGCGGGAGGCCATATTCACATAGTTGCTCGCCTTCTTATGAGGGCTGGCAAGCAGCGCTAAACGACCTCGGCAAGTGGCACTAAAGCTATGCTGACCAAAGCCCTTGGACTCGCTTGGGGACTCACACAGCAGATAAAAGTCATAACCGTTAATGCTAATTTTTAGCAGCTCATTGGCTGCACGTTCGGCATCAATACGGGATGAAAACACCACAGTGCCACTGCTCGACCATTGGGAACGCGACTTAGCGATAGAGACCGATTTCAGCACCACCGCAGCACCGTCACTTACCCGAATACAACTAATTTGCGGCTGCATGAGATAACTCCTTCTAATTTGCGGTTCAATGGGGATCTTAAAATCAATGGTAGGTAATGATGGATTAGTGCCTATCAGGCCGCCGCCATCGTCCCAGTAACAAATATTTGGTGAAGGGGTAAAGTTGAGCACAATCGGGCTAGCGGAATCTTTCCAAGGTTCACTAAAGTTAATGGTGACTTTGCCTTTTGGTGGTCGATACTTGTTTGAGCACACCCACCGCGCCGCATGTGGCCCCCATGCTATGCCCTGCATATCGCCTGCAGCGATAATATTCGAGTGGGCAAGCTTAACTTCAGTTGCGACTAACTCACCTTGCAGTAAACCCAGTGCGATAATCTGCCCGGTCGCTGCAGGTTGTCGCCATGGCATGACAACGCTTGTTTGCACCGCTTCTGGCGATAGCCATAGGCTAGTAGCTTGCACCGCATGTAAATCGGGTACCAACCACAGCACATCAAGGTTACATGGCACTAGGTTATTCCAGCGCCATACCACTGAGGCGGTAATGCCCATTAATGTCTTAGCTTGCCACATGGCCGTTACCATTAGCGCCACATGGCCAACCTGCCATTGTGGCCGTATTTGCGAGGACATGGTTCGGGTGGCTGACTCAATGCTCAACTGCTGTGTAACACTCGGCCCAACCGCAATACCGATACCACACATAAGACCAATGGTACCTGCGCTAATGGGTACCTCTGGCACTTCTGGCGTGGGTTCATCGGTAAAGCTAAGAACAATAGGTGAAGCGGCCACAATCCATGGTGTATCAAAACTGATAACAATGGCTGTCATGGGCGAATCGTCACTTGATTACCGTTAATTAAATCGGCTTGCCGACCATCTAAGAACTTAGCGTTATAGTTGAGGTCATTATCGAGTATGCCAACTAATAACAGATTGCTGGTTGCATGTTCCAATGGCGTTATTAGTTTGACATTTTTCACTTGATTGCAATTGAAAACATAATAAATTTCGCATGTTAAGCGATTCATTACAATTAATCGCTCTGCGTTGTTATCAACTTTAATGTCTACCACGGCTTGATGATAAACCAATGACTTTGCGGGTTTTACATCGATAATGTTAGGCATACCAGCCACCCGTACTAATCCATAATTTATTGGCGTAAACAGACCTTAGTAAAATGTAAGTTTCTCCATCGAAGACTCTATCTACAGGCCAATTATTATTAACGTAACCAACAAATGATGAAACCTTCATCCCGGGAATCGTCCCGCGACATACAGGCAATGACGGGCTGATATTTGCAGGAACCCCACTAGCATCATTGGCATTGTATGAGATTTCTAAAAACGGCATGGCAAAAATATGCTGTAGATTCGATTGCTCAGCATCGTTAGTAAATGGGGAAGTATTTGAACTTGTATTAACAAAAGGAAGGGTCGCTGCATACATTCTGCTGGCATTGACACCATCAACAGCATACAACTGGGCATAAAGTGCCCCATTCCAACCAATGACACTATTAGCAGGTGCCGTAGTTAAATCGCCAGCAGTAGCATTTCCTGAAATAAGTGAAAAACAGTTCACATCATTAGGGTAAAAACTATGAATATCACCAATGAAATAACAAAAATAGATAGTGTTAGCTGAAACCATCATCTTTGGTGAATCAGTTCGATGCTGTATTAGATAGAATCCCCTTGAGGTACCTATAATTTCCCAGCCTTTAGCAGAGTTTGAAAGTGTTGCGTATCTAAGGCCACAGGCTTTAGTAAATACATCTAAATCAGACATATCTCCGGCGCATTTTATATAACAGCCTTGTTGTGAGTTATTACCGCCAGTAATAGACCAAAACTGAAAATAGCCACCGGAACCACCATTAGCGATTGAATTTCGGAAAGCGACCTTTTGTGTTTCTGCATTCTCAAAAGCTAATGTCCATCCAAGTGGCGCTTTATTCCCATAACCTTCGACTAGACATTTTTTAAGAATATTAATCCACTCAGAGGGGGTGGAGTTAACCAACTGCGGCGCACCCGGGTCTGTGTAGCGATATACTGTAACTGGTAATCCCATTGCATTTACTCCTATGACTCGTTGCCAAAGAATGAAAGCACGGCTTTATCTTTGGTGATTTGACTGTGGCCAACCTGCACATTGCGCAGCAGCATGATAGGTTTTGAGGCGGCAAAGGTTGGGAAGCGCAGCACTTCACCCTGTTGCCAACCACCACCCCAACCGCCTTTTCTAAGGACGAAGTACGGGCTGTTGGTCACTGGATTGATAGGGGCAAAATCATTGAGCGTGTCGCCTATACCGATTTGGCCTAGGCGGCGACCTACGCAGCGGAACGCCGTTGGGCTGGTCATAATCAATGCCCAATCCTCGTTTACTGCGGTGTTGTTTTTCACCTCTATAGGGTAATCCACAGCATTGTAATTGCCTGTAGCTTGGTCGCCATCAACATCCCAGTTATTGGCCCATGCGGTCATATCGCGCACTTGGCCGACACGGGCCTGCAAATCCCCTAATATCTGCACACTGGCCACGGTGGCACCTATCGGATATTCGCGGGATAAGGGCTTGGCCAATACGATTGCATTGGGCGTAAAGCTTGAGACTAACGCTAATTCGCTAATCACATCGGTTAACACAAAGGGCGCAGCGAATCCGGCAAAGTCGCTATTAATGGTGACTGTGCCTGCTGCCTTATTGACTCTGAAATGGGTGTTTTCGCTGGTCCATAGGCTGGCGCCATTGGCATCGGTAATGTCACTAAAGGCGGCGTTTTGGCGAATGTTATAAACAGTGCCAGGCGTGGCGGTAACTTGCTGCACTTGTGAGTGCGATAGCGCCACTGTGCCCCACTGGCGGAACATATTCACAATACCATCGTTAGGAATACGCAGCGGGTTTAAGCCGTAAATCTCAGCCGGTGGCAGTTGGCGCACTTGGTCGCTAATGTCATATCGCAAAGTGGTTAAATCCACAGGGGCGCTAAAGGTCAGTTCGACAACACCACTGCTAATGGTACCTTCGACACCTGCACCACTTACCACACCTTGAGCATTGGCTGAGGCGCTAATCAGCGCACGGTCTGAGATGCGCTCAACCTGCACATAAAAGCTTTCTAATAATGGGTTTGCCACGGCCAAGGTAAATTTTGCGGTTGAGTCCCCTGCCGCTGCCGCCGCGCTCGATTCAACCAATCCCGCATAGGTAAGAGTAAAGTCACCGCGGCTAACCACTTGCTTAGTCACCGCGCCTGTTAAGTAATCGATGGTGGCCAAGTGTTCAGTGCCATCATAAAGCTTGCCTGTTGCGCCTTCGCTGCTAACCCTTTCATACACATCTTGGGCGGCATAATTGGCATCAGCAAACACCGCACGGCCTTTAATGCTACCCACTGTCAGTTGCTTGTTCGCGGGGAACGCATTGGCGCTTGAGTAAAGGCTGTACTTATAGGACGACACATAAAACAGACTAACTTGGGGTGAATAGGCAAATCTGGCGCTTGAGGTAAGCGTAACCGTGATATTACCCGTGCCAACCGTCACCGATTGGATATAGCTGGTATAACCGCCCATGGTTGCTGTGGGTACCGTGGAAACGGCGACTAGACCGTCTTCATCGGTTAATAAATCAGGGGTGGTAAAGGTATAGCTATAAGTGCCCTCACTGGCTGGCTGAGTGATAACTTTGCGGATCACTTGGCTTACCGTGGCATCACCATTATCACTGCCGCCCACAATGGTATTACCCGGCTTAGGTAGTATGGTGGTAATGGCTGGCAGCAAAGATAACTGTGTTGCCCCCACGGCCAAATTTACCCCATTGGCCACGGCGGTTAATTTAGTCACCCCATGGAACTTAAGCGGTGATGCAGTGTTAGATAAGCGCAACTTAGTACACTTAGTCTGGCCATTGATTTGCAAAGTCGGCCAAGGGGTGGCAAAGGGGATCGGCGGGTCAAAGGTCACGGTACCCACTTGGCCATTAATGATATTGGTCTTGGTCACTTTGCAAAAATGGGTTTTACGTGGCCAGTCTGCATTTTCTACCCCGGTATATTCCACGGTAATACAGATCACTTGTCCCACGGTTAGATAGGTGGTTTTCCAGTAATCTCGGTCATTAAAGCGATACATAGACTGCAAATAGTCTGAGGAAAACGAGTTTTGGTTAACGAGGAACCCGGGGCCGCCTTCACGAATTAATTCCCCTGCCGTTACCGATGATTCGATAATTTCTTTCATATCGGTCATGCGGGACGCATCATTAAGCGCGGGGGATTCGATCATAAACACGTTTACCAGTGGAGCGACTGGTGGCTCACTCACAAACACATGGGCTTGCTTAAGCTTGCCCGTGTCGTTGGTGTAAAGCGTGGGGAATGCCTTGGCTATTTCGATACTCGATTGGGCATGATCGATATCAGAGATTGCATCAAACAGTTCGTTAATCTGCCCTGATTGCACAGCGTTGTTTGTGCGCTGGCCGCCAGCCTCATTGCTCGAACCTAACAGTTCAGGCTTGAAGATCTTTAAGCTATCGCGTGAAATTGGAGTCGGGGAAGTTGCCATATTAAACAGCCTTTAAACAGTGATTAACTTGAGGGTGATGGCATCGACAGCATCGGGGGCGCTATCGCTGTAGTTAATGGCTGGTACACCGCTAATGGGTTGTTCGCGGTAATCCCAAATCACGTTAAATACAGTGCCGTTAATATCCAGATTGAAGCTAGTCGCCCCCTTTGTGTTGGCGTGGTTTTCAAGGGCTTCAAATAGGCTGATCGATTCGCCATCACTGAATAACACAATGGATCGTCCAGCTTGTTTAGTCGCGACTTCGATATGCTGCGAACCATCGAGAGCAAATTCACTCGTGCAGACAAATGGCGTATAACCGATGCGATTAAGCCAAATAAATTGCGGTAATTGAATGGTGTCTAGGGTGATCATGACGTTGCCTTAATCTGCTCTAACTCGCGTAAAAACATCTGCTTAAACTCATCCAGTAAGTCGGCCTTCAGCACATTACCCGAGGGCATCACTAGCTCTAACCGATACACCTGCACGCTGCCGCCCGTGCTTGGATTGTTGACCGATGGTGCTGGAGCTTGGCTGGCACTGCTGCGCGTGGAATCAGTCGCGGTGTTGGCGCTGCTTGATACGCTATCTTTAGCCCATGCGTTACGTTCTGCCGCCTCGGCTTCAATTTGTTTAAGTTTGGTGGCGTAGATTTGCTGGCTGAGCTGTAGTGCTTCTTGGGCACTGGCAATGGACTCATTATCCTGAGCGGTTCGGGCTGCATCGAGCTGCGCCTTAAGCTCGGCCTGTTGCTGCTCATAGCGGCGTTTCTCAATAGCGGCTTGGTTATTATTGAGCTGATCCATCTCATCTTTGAGACTGCCCAAGGTCGCGTTGATATCGTCACGCAGGCCAAGAATCCGATTGCGGGTCGCATCAATGGCGGCCTGCAGCGGCTTGAGTTCTTCATCACCTAATTCACGGATTAAATAGCCGGACTCGCGACTGATTTGATTCACCCGACTAAGGGTTATCGTCGAGCTTTCAAGCTCTTCAGCCCACTTACGCGTCAGCAAGGTTTCATTAATGATCTGCTTTTCGCGGATAAAGGCTTGGTTACTGAGTTGTGCCAGTACGCCCCAAAAGCCCGTGTTTACCCGCATATTGTTCATAATGCTTTTGGTCAGCTCATCGAGCCGAGCATTCAGTTTTTCGGTGCTATCTTCGTTAAAGTTGAATTGCTTGTTGAGGTGAGCATAAGCCCCCGCGAACAGGTTGACATACTCAGTGGCGCGGCCTGTGGTTTCCTCTAGTTGCTCTAGCTCTTGGCGCTGCTCTGCTAAGGTTTTGTTGGTCTCTTTGACTTGTTCGTCAGTCTCTTGCTCACCATCCCCTAAGCCACCCATTAAACGTTGAAGAACGTTGAGCACTTGCACCAAACGTTCTTTTTGTTGCAGATACTCTTCAGCGGTTATGCCGCCATCTTTATAGGCTTTTTCGAGCCTCAGCATCTCATCACTAACGGCGGCATACTTACTTTTGATCTGCTCATAGTTAGCAGCCTCAAGCGCTTGTACTTCGCTAAGCTGCTTTGTTTGCGCACTCAGCTTGCCCTGCAGGTTAATCAGTTCCTGTTGCGCTTTGGATTTTTCTTTGCTCGATACTGTCGAGCTATTCATCACATCACGGCATTGTTTTAAGCGCGCTTCGGTTTCGGCAACGGCACGGCTTAACTTCGCCTGCTCCGGTGAGAGTTCTTTAATGCTATCGCTATAGCCGTACTGCTTGGCCGTCAGATCACTTAACTCTTTAGAGAGTCCAAGGGTGGCAGCCTGCGCCTTTAAGGATTCAGGAACCACAGCGCCAGTGGCTTCGGCAGCCGTGAGCGCAGCTTTTGCCCAGGCTAAAAATGCATCCTTTTGCTGCTCAAGCGGTTCGCGATTGTCTCTGATTAAGTTAAATGCCGTTTCGGCTTTGTTGGTCGCATCCGTCAGGGCTTGGCTGCTGGTGATACCTAAGTCCTTATAGGCTTGCTCTAACGCTGCCGTCCCTTTGGCCGTGGCATCGAGGTAGCTTTGCTGCTCCTCAAATTTTGCCCGCAGCTCAGTGAGTAGTTTTACATGGCCAGCGTACTCTTCACCCGCTGCTTTTAAGGGTTCTAAGGCCGCATCAATTTGGCGGATAAAGCCGCCCATACCGCCTTTAACATCATCAAGGGTTTTAACCTGATCGCTTAAGGTTAAGGTCAGGCGCAGTGCTTCATCGACCGTCAGCTTAATCGGCTCAACTACCTCAACGGCAGCCTGCTTGACTTCCTCCATGGCTTTGGCGGCGTTCTTCCATTTACCGCTGGCCTCGTCATAAATCAGCTTGCCGTCATCCACCGCCTGGTTGAACTCGGCCATAGTGGTAAAGGCAACGCCCGTTTGCTCGCTTAAATCCTTAAGGGAAAACGCCAACTGTTTTGCGCTAGCAGCTGTTGTACGTTTGGATTTAGCCAAAGCTTCTTCGGCGATCAGCAGCTCTTGGTACACCCGCGCCACTTCAATCAGTTCATTGATTAATGCCAGGTATAATCCCGCCTTAGCTGCAGCGGCTAAGGCGGCTTTTAATTTACCTGCCGCTAAGGTGGCGGTTTCACTGGCGACTGTTGTGCCTGCAATGGCTCCGGTATAAAAGCGCATTGCACCAATGGCGGCATTAGCACCCGTGATCACATCGCTAAAGTAGCTACCAACCTTTAAGGCTAAAAATGCCTTAGCCACAAACCCGATTTCATCACGGAAGTGGTACAGCATGGCCGCGCCATCTTGCACCGCTGAGCCAATGCTCACGATGGTATCGCTGATTTGCTGCGCCCATTCTCTTAAACGGCCGTCGCTTGCCATGGCAGCAAACTCTAGATTCAATTCACTGATCTGGCCTTTGAGCCAATCAAGCGCGCCGGACTGAGCCACTAAGTCGTAAAAGTTAGTGAGGTTATCTTTAAGGTTGGAGACTTGGCCACTGAGCAAAGCCATTTGCGCGGCGGCACTGCCGTTGCTGGCGCGGCCCATCTCATCGATAAGGGCTTGGATAACATCACGCCCCAGCTTGCCTTGGCTGCTTAACTTCTCCAATTCGAGGCTATTCTTGCCCGTGACTTTCGCCAGCATGTCCCACACAGGAACGCCGCGCTCAATCAGTTGCAGGATCTCCTCGCCCTGTAATTTCTGTTTTGCCCAGGCTTGGCCCAAAGCCAAGGTGATCCCCTCGACTTCTTGAAACCCGCCACCGAGTTTGAAGGCTTGATCCACAATCGCCTTCATGGTGCCGTTCATTGGGTCAAGGCCAAAGGCTTTGGCTTTTACAAACGCTTGGTTAACTTCATTGAGTTGCAGTGGCACATCGATGGCGAACTGCTTAACCCAAGCGGTCGCTTGGCGGCCAGATTCAAAGCTGCCCATCACGGCGTTCATCTGCACGCCCAGGCGCTCGAATTGATCCCCTGTGGCAAAGACGTCTTTAACGGCTTGAGCTACGCGATCAAAGCCCACATAGGCACCCGCCAAGGCGGTCACTTGGGTGATGACACCACGCAGGCTGGCGGCATGTTCGCGGGCACTGGCATTGCCCTGGTCTAACTGATTAGCAAACTTATCAACATTGCGGCCAGTACCGTCAAGCTCGCTACTTAACTTGCGCTGTGCGGTGGTGAGGTTGTTATAGTCAATGCCCGATTTGGATAAGGCATTTTGCAACTTAGTGTGGCTGGCCGATTGCTGCACCAACTCCGTGCGCATTTGCTCCAGCTCTTTTTCGGCCACATCGATGGAGCGAGCCAGCTGCACAAAGGGCGCATCGGTTTGGCTGGCACGTTGCTTTAAGTCCTGCAGTGCTAAGGCCGCCGCCGTTACCGCAAGCTCTTGCTGTTCAAGCTCATTGCGGGAGCGCTTAAAGGTGTTGATTAGGTCTTGCTGATTAGCCAGCTCATCGAGCTTATTGGCTAAGGCATTGGCCTTTTGGCTAGTCGATTGGCTGCTATCGCCAACATCGTTCAGCCCAGTGGTTAAGGGCTTAAGCTCGTTAGTGAGCTGCTCGGTTTGCGTGCGGGTATTACGGCCGCTTTGGGCTGCTTGGTCGAGCTGATTACTTAAGGGCTCAAGGCTGTTTTTGAGTTCATCAACTTGGTTCGCGCCCGCTTGGCTGGCGTCGCTAACGCTATCAATTTCATCGGCTAAGGCTTGCGTCTTAGGATTCGCCACATCCGACTCGGCCCCGATGCGCTTAAGCTCATCGACTAAGGCGGCAATATGCTGCTTACCCGTGGCTTCGGCTACGATCCGCAGGGCGAGTTCTAAGGTTTTATCAGCCATGGCTATCTCGTTAATGCTCTCGTTAGTATCAAAATATTTGGTGTTTAAACAGTGGTTAAAGGGGGATTAAAGGGCATGGCGGTTGAGTCCGGCCATGCCCTTGGGTTAGGCAAAACCGCTTAGATATCCAGCTCTAGGTACTCGAACGGATGATCCTTACCCGCGACTAACTGGGCTTTACCCGCAAGGGTGGCGCTCACAAACTCACTGGCGGCGAAGTCCAATGCTGCAGTGGGTTTTAAGCTGGCATCGAAAATATCGAGCTTAATCGGCTTGCCTGTTTCTAAGTTGGTACCTTCCCCGAACACACGCGCACGGGTTTGGGCCTTAATACCACCGCGCACCAAGGTACCGCTGATCGCGTTATGCTGGCCTGATACCGTCACTGCACCGCCCACTTCGACCGCACCGCCTTTAAGGGCACGCACTAAACCGAGGGCATAATTAACTTCATAGTCAGTGCCCAGTACTAAGGTGGCCGCATCTTTTTTTACCGCAAAACCGATGGTGGCAAAGTTAGTTTCGGGTAACTGCACCCAACGCTGATTGGTTGGTAAGGTCACGGCCTCATCGGTTAAGGTTCCGCTGCCCGAGTTGACCACTTGGGTATCGCCAAGCAATGCCATGGCAATCAGTTCGGCGGGTTGATCGTCGAACGACCATTCCACCTCTACTGGCTTGCCAATATTCACCACGCTTAAGGCTTGGCCGTAGCTTTCCTTTTTGCGACTGCCACGCACTTTTTCATCGGCATCGGCTTTGATCGCGAGCTTGGTGGTGTTAATGGGGCCAATGATCCCCGTTGATTGCCCTTGGGCATTTAAGCGGTCAACAAAGAAGTTGCCTGCGACTAATAATCCACTCATGGTGAAATCCTCTTAGGTTGTTAAGGTTTGAATCGTAAAATCACACTTAACGCCACAGGGTAATAACCGTGGCTTTTAGTGAAACGGGGTTTAACGGCACTGTTAACGCGCACAAAGGGGCCAAGTATCTGGCCATCAACCTGAGCGGACTTGCCCACAACCGCGTTTAATAGGCTGACTAGCAGCTCACCTGCAGGGCGTTCATGGATAGATAAACGGCACGCCAGTACCACAAGCCAGGTCTGCTTAACCTGGCTGCTGTTGCCGCCTTGAGAGGTCTCCTGCAAGCCATCGCCCAGATACAGCACATGGGCGGCGGGGGTGATTTGGCTGCGCTCATCGACTTCGCTTAGCTCATTGGCTTGATAGACCTTTTTCAGCTTCTGGCTAGTGACTAATGGCTCCAGCAATTGGGTGAGTGCATCCCCCGCAGCTAGGTAGTTATTGTTAATCTCAAACATCAGATAAACCCCTTAGCTAACTTGCGACCAAACACACTGCCCGCGCTTTCGATGCTGATAACCAACTCGCTTTGGCCTGCGGTTTCGCCCGTTGTTGCCAGCCCTAAACTGATATCGCCCTTGCTCACTGCGGTTAAAAACTTCACCACGGCGGCATAGCGCTTCTCGACTTGTTCAGGGGCTTTATCGCCGTACAAAAAGTAACGGGCGATATCGCAGCAGTTACGCTCCAGCACGGCGGGAACTGTGGTTAACGGCAGCACGTAACGGCCTGCGATATAGCCATCAATCTCAGCCGATGCATCGCGCAGCGCTTGCTCCAGCAAAGCGAGATTGATCTCCCCTGGCACACTGTCCTCACGCTCGGTCAGCAGGGTTAAATCCTGCTCACCAAAGCGGCTCAGCATATGGTCTGGGGTGGCGTACATCACTTGAGCCATGGCTATTCACCGTCAGCGTTAGCGGTAAATGCAGCCCATTGCCCATCACGGTCAGCGGCACTAATGGGTTGCCCCATTAAGGCTTCAAGGGCGCTGCATTGCGGCTTACCACTTGAGGTAAAGTGCTCATTGTTTGCCTTGTCGAGCTTAGCAATCGCCTCGGCAAAACTGAGTGGCACTGGCGCTGTGGTATCCGTGCTGGTTAGTGACGGATCACCGTTTGGAATGTCCAGACTCCCCGGCGAATCCACTGCCATTGAGGTCTCGAAAACCTTAAGGCGGGTATCAGCTTTAATCGCCGCGACTTGTTCATCCGACAGTTCGGCCAACGGCAAATGGTTATCGCCTTTGTTAAAGGCCAATCCCGCACGGCGATAGCCATTGGGCTGACGACTAACCACCATAAGGACTGACACGTTATCTTGAGTTTGATCAGAAACTTGGGCCATTTCATTGCTACCTCGTAAAGTGAAAACACAGTGATTGGGTGGCACGTCCTTGTGCCCAATTATTCGGTTAGCCGGTTACTTGATGCGTGGACTAACCAATACATCAATCATGTCGCGCAGCTCGTTGGATACTGTGGTACCACCTTCATCGATGTTTTCACGGTTCTTAAGCTGCAAGGCTTTACGCTTATTGCCGTTACCCACCACCAATAAGGTGCCGCTTAGCTCCATTGGCTCGCCGCCATCGAAGGTAAACGCGCCCATCTTTTCCATGGCAGCCCACACGTTTTCCAGCGTTAGCTCTGCCTTAACGCCAATCGCCATTTGCCAGAAGCCAAAACCAGCGTTACAGCGAAGGTCGGCACCAAAACTAAACATATTGCTGGTGTAGACACTTTCATCGTTGGGGTTGAACTTAGTTGTTAAGGCCAGCTTGCGGCGTTCCTGGTAGATAAGCGGCTTAAGCACTTGCGACACATCGAGCAGGTACCAAGGTTCGCCCGTGTATCCCGCATCGATAATCACGTTAGCCACCGAAGTGTCTGCACCACTGCCATCGTGTTTCGCATTAACTGGATGGTCAGTATCAAAGTAGTTTTGGCCGTCGTAACAAAGCGTTGTCCAGCCAGCATTCAGTAGGTCAAACACTTGCTTATCGGGGAACTTAACGCCTTTCTCGCCCATCATCTTGACCATAGGGTCATAGACGCCAAGGTTGTCGTCCTCGATATCGTCGCGCTTAACAATCACCGAGGCTTCAAAGGTCTTGTTCTCGATGCTGTAGCTGTGTTCTTGCAGGTCTTTAAACTGACGATCACCTACCCATTCGCGAAACTCGGGCATTTGACCGAGCCAGCCATAGGTATTTGACTTAGCAGTCGATGGCACCACAGTGGCAATCTGTTGGTACTGGGTTTCAACGCTGGACACCGCACCTTGGAACTTCAAGTTCATCGAGGTGCGCAGCGCGTTTAACGTTGCGGAATTAACAATACCCATTGGGATACTCCTAACTAATTAATGTGAATGACTAAGTTGCAAAGCCCGAGGTTGCAAAGCGGTTTAAGCGGGGGCCTTTTTACCTGCAGCCATTTGCTCTGGGGTAAGGCCCATTTGCTTGGCTACGCTCAAGTCCTCTGCAGTAAGTGCCGCGAGTTTGGTGTCCTTGTCCTTGGTAGGATCGGGAACCGTGGTGGTTTGCTTGGCTGTTAATGCGGCAATAGCCACACGCTCACCCAAGTTGGCAGTCAACGCCGCCATGGATTGCTTACCTAGATCGATAAGATATTGGCGCTCACACTCAAAGGCTTTGCCCTCATCAATCGCCGCCTTAACGGTTTGTTCAACAGTAAGCACGCCGTTTTCAGCAGTAAGAGCCGCCAGCTGCGCGCGAAGAGCGTTTGCTGTCGAAACTGGCACATACTCGCTTAAGTCAACGATGCCGACTTTAGCCGTTAGTGCAGCCACTTCTTGCTTAAGGCCATCCACGCTATTTGCTGCCGTGGTTAGCGTATCAAGCGCAGATAGCGCTGCGACCTCTTGCTCCGCCGTTAAGGCCGTAGCAGCCTCGGGCACTTCTACCCCAAGGGCTGCTAAGATTTTTCTCAGTAATGGGTTCACATGGAGTTCCTCCGTGTCGGTGAATTGGCTAGGTTGGTGTGGATTGAGGCTTGTATTAAGAGCAGCCAATGCGGCCAGCGATGCGAGTGGCAACATGCCATCAACGCCAGGGCGATTGGTTAATGCGGCGGAGTGAATAAATTGTGGGCGGCCTGTGGCCTTGTCATAACCAAACACTAGGGAGAAATAGCGATATTCCTTAGCGTTAAGGTAGGCGATAGCGTTATCGGTAAAGCGTGGCTTAATGAATAAGCCCAACCCTTGGCGATATTGCACATCATCGATATTGAACCAGCCAGAAGCAGGCGCAGGCTGGCCGTTTTGTTCTTTGTTGAGGGTTTGGTGTTCGTAGTCAATAACCAGATCACCGGCTTTATGGGGGGTATTCGCTTTTAGGGCTGCAAAGGCCGCTGCATCCATCAACCACTTCCCACCCGGCACATCATCGGGGCGACCATCGACGGCAGCAAAATAGCCATCAGGCAATGCCTGAATATAGCCATCTTCACCGAACAGAACGCCCGTGGTGTTTGGGTTAATCGCTATGGTGCTACTTAGTGCAGCAACACCAATGGCGATAGCGGTTTTGGTTTTGGACTTTGACACAGCGGCACTCTCAATAACATTGGAGTGCCCATCATGGTCGAGTGGAGCTAACTAGCGGATTGGAAAGGTTTCGGGATTAATTAGCTAAATAGAACCCATTTAAAACAGTGCTTAAAATATTTCCTGCCGTGGCGATGCTTACTTGCCAACTACCATCAATAGCCTTGCTCAGCATTCTCTTATACCATGATGTTACAGCTGGGCCGTACTCATCTGCTTTAGTAACAACTCCACCATCAACTGTAATGGCAGATTTCAAATCAGTAATATCTGTTTCTGCAACTTGATGTTTTTTTAGAGCTTCGACTAGAGCCCCTAGATCACCTTGGATACCGTTGTTGAATGCTTGAGTTATGTCACTTTGGCTAACATCACCCAAAATACCTTGGAAATTACCATTAACAGTGATATTCATAGCTTGAGCTTTTCCCCTTTCATCAGAATTAAAGGACATGTTTTCGCCTAAAATCCCTCGTTTTTCCAAATCAGTGGCAAAATCTAATATTTGATTTCTAACCGAGTTCAATAGAAAGTTTACCTGTCCTAATGGCACTCGCGCTAAATAATCATAACTATTACAAAACAGTTGTCTAAAGGTTGCTTGAAAATTTTCTGATAAATGTAGGTAAATATACCCATCTGGGTAATTAAGCACAGATTCAAGTTCTGATACAGAATTTCGCAATACCATTGAAGACATTCGCTCCCCATAAGGTTGCGGTAATTTTACAGGTATATAACCAGTCGGCGTCAGAGCGACAGTCTGAGTACCAACACGTCTGTATTCTGGTACATCAGAAGTCGTATATCCATTAAGTTCACTCCTAATCCAAGCATCGTCCAAAGTCAGCTTTTGGGCAACAAGCAATGATTTTCTAGCTAGTGAGGTTACTGAAAGATTATCATCAAGACAATTTTGCTGTAATTCGATAATCAAAGATCCCATTCATAACCTCATCACTTAGTAAACTTGTAATTTACAAAAAGCCCACATGATTTCTCATGTGGGCTTTCGTTTAACTAATCAACGCTGGCCAAGCTTGATATACATGGTCAAGTAACCAAGGTAGTGATAACACACTGGCTTTAGCGATAAAGCTCATCCAACAAAAACTTTTTGTAGGTGGTGGCTGAGTTACATTAACAAAAATGATTGTTTGATAAACAATCGGTTGTTGCTCAGAATTGCTCATATAAGTCTCCTAAATTGAGCGTTGAGATCGCAAGCAACACCAATCTCTAGTTGCGTATACGCATCCGAATACGTAAACTTTAACTTGTGTATAGATGAGGTGCTTGCATTTGCAAGAGCTTCTACAGGAACCACGACACTTTGCAGAGTGTCGTGGTTTTTTTATACTTCAAAGCTCTTAATCCCTATTATCATTGGGTTTTGAATACATTTGCAACCCTCAATTTAGGGGGTATCTTGTGGATATTTTGGGGATAAAGAAATGTGTTAGTAATGGCTAACCCTGAAGCTCAGACTGAGTTTAGCACGCGTCTTTTATGGTGTTTTTTATTCCAAATTTTTCAATGTGATCGATCGCTAAATTAAGCAGCGATCTGCTTGTCTGGGCTTGACTTTTTCCTAGCTTAATGCCTTTTAATTGAGTAAAAGTTAGTTGCTAAGAGCGAATCCAGTTTCATTGTTTTTGCGCTCGAGGGAAAAACAAAATAGGTAAATGATGGGCACTCTCATTAACATTCAAGTATCCATCATGATTGAGTGGAGCTAACTAACGGGTTGGAAGGGGCCGGGATTCGTCGATATGTAGCAGGTTAGGCCTTCATTAAGCTAGTATGGTTTTAATTAAAAATTACCGATCCTTACATTATTAATAACATTTGGATTAGAAAGTCTAAAGTCGATCTGACCAGGCCTTTTACTGGCGCTGAAATAAACGCCACCAGCGAATTTTATAGCCCAAGACAAACAGCTATTTTTATCACCATAAACACCAAGTAAACCGACATTTGCATGATTAGCTAAGTGAAGCATTCCTTTCCATTCCATAAGGTCATTTTCAGTGTTATATCCGTAATTCCTAACCAGCTTCATCTCAGTCTCAAAAGCTAAATTAGAGAAAAGCAAACTAAACTTTAACTTTTTTTTATGCCCATTAAAATCAAACCAGCAGTCATTATATGAAATGGTTTGCCAGAACCCCCTGCTTGTTTTTCTAGTAAAACCATTTTCCTGGCTGAAATATTTAACCTCAACTCCAAATGGCTCCACACAAAAACCTTTATCTACAAGGTGTTGCTTTGGAAAAGCAACAAAATCAATTCGCACGTTAACATTCTCAAATTGATGATGACCCCAAACTTCTGGGAAAATATCAAAATCTTCCGAAAGATATTTGACTAACCATCGTTTCAGTTCATCTTCACAAGTAAAGCGGTCTGTTGATTGAGCATTAACTAAGTATTGTTTTTTCCTAATTGAGACTATTGCATCTGTTAAAAGTCTAACTGCAAATTCTTCCCCAACATTTTCAATCATTTCATCTTTTATCGCAGCAAGTGATTTCTCTAATTTATTTCTGTTCTCTGTATATTGCTCAAAAAAACTTGAATTACCATGTTCGCTTACATCCTCTCCTGATAATTTCCGCTCTAAATCGTGAATTTCCTTACGAATATTAGCGCCCTCCTTAGCTCTGAATAAAATACTATTACGTATTATTTCTGCGAGCTTTGGATCAAAAATTTTCGGTTCGCTTCCATCCAATATATTTAAGGCATCACTCTTTTTTAATGATCCCCCCCTTTGCTCTCCGCATAAAGTACACTGATAAACATAGTGCGTACCGCCACCAAAACTACGCAATCTAATTTCTTTGTGCGCTTCGCACGGACAGGGGCGATATTCATAATCAATAATTAACTCTTTTAGCTCAAGATAGCGTTGAAAAGCCTCTTCCCGATTCATACTACTTCTCGCTTAGTTATTAGCCTTTAGATATATCTAGCGAGCATAACCCACTTTAACCCCCCTTTAAATCCTTCTTAAATCGTTTAAGTGGTTGTGCGCTAAGCCGTTGTACCAAGTTGGGAGCTACGCCGCTTAAAATGCGTTTTAGCGCTTTGCGCAAAAAGCACCTTCCACTTAGAATGGTGGCCTCACTTTGACCTCCAAGGACGGCATATGACCACCAATCCCCCTAAGCACGCCCAAGCAGATCAGGCTAAAGCTGCTCGTGCTGAAAAGTCTTTTAAATGGCTAATTAAGGTACTTGCCATTGTCGCGGTTTGTTTACTGATTTTGTACTTTTCAATCTTTCACGGTGGTGTTGGTGATAAAGGCGATTTCGGTGCATTTGGGGATTTCTTTGGTGGCGTGCTAAACCCGATCCTTGGCTTTGCTACTGTTAGTCTTCTAGTCTGGTCATTGAAGTATCAGATGGATGAGCTGGCTCTTACTCGCCAAGTACTGGAAGAAACCCAAAAAGAAGCAGCATTGAGTCGTCAAGCAATGGAAGCTCAGGTTGATCATCTACACAAAGAAGCAAAACTAAATGAATTGCTTAGATTAATGGCAACGATGAAAACCAAATGTGACAACATGCTTAACAGTAAGGTCAATGAAGACGATATTATAATAGAGGGCGTAAATCTTCATCGTGGCGTTTATAGAAATTATTGTAATAGTCTAAATGACATGACCTACGCATATGTTTTGAATGTCTTCATGCCAATCATAGACAATGATAAGTTTAACCAACTGGCTGAAGAATTCAGGTTACAATATAAAGCTCCTAATAGCTCTTGGCAGGAGCTAGAAGCACTTTTATGTCTTTATACACAGCTTACATTAAGTTACTACGATATAAACAACAGCACTGAATTTGCTGCTGTGTATCTAAAAGAAGCAATGGACATGCTTAAACCATTTAACGATATATTTCAAACGGATGAAACAACAAAGCTACTCGGTAGAGTCCAGAGTGCTAACAATGATGCAAGATCAATTATGTTATATGACTGTCTCTGTACAGACGATGTGACAGATTCTGATTAGACTAGAGTTTTAAAAAAACGGATGATGTTTTTTAAATAATCACTTAGCTAACTCAAATACTCCCCCAAGATCCCTAATATAGACTGTTCATCCTCACGGCTTACACCTAGGTATGGCCGTGCCGGAATCCCCGCAGGGCCTGCGGGCATATCGTCGGTGCCACCAAACTGATGAATAGCGGCATAGATTTTATTGCTTCCAATCAATGCCCAAAAGTCGCCGCTGTCGGCTGTTACGCTGGCAGCTAATCCGCCAGCACTGGCTTGTAATATCTTACCGCCTTGGCGTTTAGGGTTGGCTTTAAGATAGGTATCACTTAAGGATTGCCAAGCTTGACCTGTAACGGGATCGGCCTCTGCTTCAAAGGCTAATTCGGTGGCTGACTCCAGAACGGCGGCAATGTCGTTCATGGGTTCACTTAAGTCATCGAGCTTATCTAGCAAGCTATCAAGCACCTGCAATACTGTGCCATTGGTAAACTGAATATCCACTTTGCTCATAGTGCCCCCTACTCTTTTAACTGGCCTTCAAGCACTTGGTATTGGGCTTGCTGCAGCTCTGCTAGCGGTAACTTAAACACTTCTACTTGGCCATCATTAGGCGTGCGTTGTAATGACCAGTGGCTAGTTATAAGTAATTTGCTCGCCCGTTCATCATCCGCTTGCCCTTCCATTGGATACACATAGAGCAAGGTTTGATTATCGTTATCCCATAGAATGGCCTCTGGCTTAGCCAGCATCAGCGGTAATTGCTGTAACTGGTTAGGCGTTACCGAGGCTTGCGCTGTGCTGAGTTGCCGCTCAGTTATAGCGAGCAAGGCGCTTGGCTCGCGGCCTAAGCGCGCTGTCACTGCGGCTTGGATCGAGGGCGTTATAAAGCCTAACGCCTGCTGACTTGAGCCTAGGCGGTTCTGCTGCTCTGGTTTGGCGAGTACTTCATCCGTCCACTGGGCGAACTGAGCTTGGCGCAGCGGGCTGTTATTGAGGGCTTGAATAAACTGGGCGCGGGTATCGAGGGATTGAATGCTGCCAAGCTTTTTAGCGATGGCCACATCGGTACCAAAGGCTGCTTCACCTGGACTATAGGCCCAACCTAAATCGGGACTCATGCTGCTGCCATCGGGCAGATCAATCCGCGCATGGGGCACGGTTAATACCTCACCCGTGCCACGCGCCACTGTCTCGGTATCAAATCGATGGATATAGCCTTCGCCATTTTCCACCGTCAGGCCCATGGCCTTCACCTGCGCTTCGGTGAGCGCCCGAACGCGGCAACGACAGCCCCAACCATTTGGCGGATAGATAATGTCCCATATCGGATCGTCAAAGCGGAATACCTTACCCCTCAGCCGCGCATGGGCAGGACGAGTTTGGCCGTCATCAATCGCCACATACTGCCAATAGGGGTGGGTTTTAGTACGCGACAACATGCGCCGATAGCGCCCAGCCATATATGCGGTTTGCAAATTCTGGCGGTAGATAGTGTTTAAGCGGTAGGGACTGCCCAGCTGTACTTCTCGTTCAACACCTGGCGACGCTTCAATGACTTGTTTACCCCACCATCCGAGCTTTTCAAGCTGCGGTTTAAGGTTGGCCTGAAACTGCTTAGCGGTTAATCCTTGGCTTAGGGCCGCATCAACCTCATTGCGGATCGCCGTGAGCACATCCATTTGGGTAGCCTTTGCCACCGTAAACGCACGGGCATGGGCGCGCGTCCAGACATCTTGCCAATCGTCACTTATGGCAAAACCCTTGGCACGAAAATAAGCCACCGCATCGCTTGGCGGCATATTTATGGCAATGCTTAAATCAACGGCTTCAGGCACTCTTTGTTTAGGCATTGGCCATTCCCCACAGTTCAGCCACAAACATTAACCGCGCAAGTGTTTCGGTAAGCTGCTCGGTATCCATGTTGGGATAGTCCTGTTCCAGCTGGGCGCGCAGCTGCTCCGGCTCGCTCTGCAGTTGTGCCAGCAACGGCTCAACCATCGCCATATAGGCTTCACTCATTTGGCCTTGGGTGAGTGCATCGAGCGCCTTATCTAAGGCGGTTTGGCTAGGTTCAATCAACGTTGCACTAGACGGTTGAGCGGCTAAAGCCGCCAATGCCGTCTGCTGATTTTCATTACCGCCTGCAGCGCTGGCATTGGGGTCTTCTTGCTGGATCACCAGCACAGCTTCGCCATTAGCGGGCTTAGGGATACGGGTCTTTTCATGCAGCCAGTTTTGCGGGATCTGCATGCCCATACTCACAAACGCCCGCAACGGATAGGCCAAGGCGCGTAAATCTTCGGCCTCGGTGGTATCAAACACCAAGCACGGGTGACGGCGGTGGCTGCGGTAACTCTTACAGTTAAGCGCATACATTGGGGCCACTAGGTCACGGGTGAGGGTTTCTGCAATTAGCTCAAGGTCTGAGTCGCGCAGCTCCTGGCGCACTTCGTTATGCACATTACCTAACGCATTAGTGGAGCTTTTACCATCCGCTTGCGTGGTGAGTGTACCGCCCAAAATCACCTTGCTCATGGTTTTTTCAGCCCAATTCATCATGAGTTCAAACGGATCGGCCTGGCCTGTGGCGGCGCTATGAAAGTCCATCACCATGCCCTTGGGCATAATGCCGCCCGCATTGTGTCCAATGCTCATTACCGCGTTTAATAGCGCTCGCTTTTCCGCGTCGTTTGCTCCCGCAGGATACTGACCAATGCGCAGCGGTAAACCGTAGATCTCAAGGAACTCGGCCAAGTCACGCACGCTGTAGTTTTTAAAAATGAATGGCCAAATCAACTGGCGCACCAAACCACTGCGGCTCACATAGCCCGACTTGGCAGGGTGGATATGTTTAATCCAACCAAAGGGCCACAGCTCTGCCCCCTCATGAGTTGAGTCACGCAGTCGTAGCTCATTGCGCCGCTCGGGGTGGGTCATAAACCACGAGGGATCTCGATACTCTGGCATCTCGATAAACCACTCGCCCAGCTCACGCGACCAAGCAAGTTCGTGCATGCTAAAGCCCTTAAGAATGGCATCGGCGATGCTTTTAATAAGCGACTTAATCCAACCGCCCTCCTCCAGCATTTGTTGCAGATACTCAGTATCGGCCTTTTCCTGTGGGGTGGGGTTGCTGGGCGGTTCCAGATAGTAATCGACGCCAATCAGTGCACGCTTGCGCTTGTCGAGTTCGGCAAATAGATGACCGTCTTTCTCTTCGATATCCTCGGCCAGCTCGCATTGGGCGATAAGATCCCCTTGTTCGGCGCTCAGTAAAATACTGGCAGCACTGGCGGGCGTTAATCCGCTGCTAGGATGGTTGCTAAAGGTGCGGTGCAGCCCAGCTAGGCGCACATCGTCGGTTTGTAGCTCCTTGGCCTCACGTTGTTTAAAGGGGCGGCCTGTGGCGTCTAAAATCCGTGATTCCGTTGTTTTCTCTTGCATTACCAGCAACCTCGCTGCAGTTGATGATCATCATCCTCATGGGCACTTGCATGGGCATTTGGATTGCGGTGATCACTCTTAGGGATAGGGGTAAATTCGATGGGCGCACCATCGAGCGTGGTGGCATAGACCATCAGGAATAAACTGATCGCAGCATCGCCGTGACGTTCTTTTTCTTTGCCAGTACGCACATCACCTAGACATGGAGTACCACGGTTATTTATCACCAAGGCTTGTAAGTCGGTGCGGGTATCGTCATCACGGGGGATGGTGAGCAACGCATCTTCAAAGTGGGACTTAAAGCGCGGCATCTGTTCGCGGTAAAAGCTCTCACTCAGCATCACGCACTCGATCACCTCTGAGCCGTAACGGTCTCTGGCGTACTCTGCCAGTGCTTGGCCATTACCACGCGCATCCATAGCACCACCACGCAAGCGCGGAAGGCGATCCACAATGTAAAACAGGATCTGCTCTTGTTGGCGAAAGGGAATATTTTTAAGCTCGACCTGCAGCTTGGTTTTAATGTGTAAGTCTTGGGCTATTTCGCCCACATCGATCACCGTTAAGTCGCCACTGCGGGCAAAGTCCTCTCCAAATACATGAGGGCGTGACTGGTCGAGAGTAAGCAGAATGGGCAGCAGCTCGCGGCTACACCAGTCAGCGATCTCGGCAGTTCGTAAACCCTCTGGCCATTCGCCAAAGTCGTTCTTTTTCTCAAGCCGAATGACAGGCCCACTCTGTTCAACACTTGCCATGCGCGATTCAATCAAGGCGCGGCTAAGGTATGATCCGCCGCCAGACTTTGGCACGCAGAAGTATTCTTCCAGCGCGTCCTCTTCGGTGGCGGTGGCCTTAAGCAGCTTGGCTTTCCACTCATCTTCGGCGGCTTGGCTCCACGCTATGCCACGGATTTGGCAGATACGCTGGTAAAGTCCCTCGGCGCAGGCATCATCCAAGGTGACACGGTGAATACTGTAGTCTTTCTTACCTGCACGGGAATCGTTAATTAGCTCGTTAAACAGGTTATCGATACCGTTATGGGTAGAGATCAAACGCACCTTTGCGCCCCACATTGTGAGCGCCAGTGCTGCCTTAAGGACTTCGGCTAAACGGTCGTGGAATGCGGCCTCATCGATGGTGACGTTACCCTGCATACCCCGCAGGTTTGAGGGATTGGAAGATAGCGCCTGAACTTTAAAACCAGAGGCAAAATAGATGGCAAAGGTTAGGATCTCTTTGCCATCTTGGCCATCATCAACAAAGACTTCTTGTTGAATTTCTCCCGCAGCTTTGTCGAATACCTTGGCCCACATGGCCGCAGCATCGATAAACTCACGCGCCATCTCCTTGTTGCTGCCCACATAAAAATGGTTGGTACCACCTTGGCCACGGGCAGCACCAGCAGTTAAAGCGGCATCGGCGGCTTCGGCCCACGTTAAGCCGGTGCGTCGTGATTTTTCGGCAATCTTGAGTGGCGAATCGTCGGCAATCCAGCGCTTTTGATAACCGAGCAGGACTTCTTTGGGATCGAAGCGACTTAGGCAATTAGCCTCATAGGCGGGATCAAAGCTGCTTGCCGTTGGCGTGATAGCTAGTGCTACCGCAGTGGCGGCAGCTAAAACCTTTTTCTTAAATGTCATTAGGCTATCCCCAATATCTCGCGTTTAAGCATTGCTACGGCATCACTGGTTAAGCCTGCGGACTTGGCCACCTTCTCAGCAGCATGGGCGGCCTCGGCGGCAAAGGCTTGGCGGATCTCTTTCTCGCGTTTATGGCTGGCCATGGCGGCAGCCTCAAGCCGCTGCACCGCAAGCATGGCGTCTTTAATCATGCCAACGTCGGCACCTTCGCCCGTTTCAGACTCGTTTAACAGGGCTTTAAACAGCTGTGAACGCGCCATTTCAAGGATCAGCTTGGTGACTTCGCCCGTGGGTTTGTCGCCTAGTTCTGCCGTCCACACTTGGGTGATCTCACGCATTTCCCTTAAGGATTTACCCACGGCCTCCATCTTGGTGGCATAGCGGTTAATGCCAGCGCGAGATAAAAGATTATCCTTCGGCAACCCAGCTGCTTTGATAAGGGCATTGATTTCTTCAAGTAACTCAGTCTGCTGAATAGAGCCATCGCGCAGGCCGCTATCCAAGCGTTTGCGGATATTTGCAGGCAGCAAATCCACCTTAGAGCGGCGGCCTCGGGTGGGACTGTCGGTATGGGATGCTGCCATGGCTATTCTCCCGCCCGTGGACGCTTAACGCCTGGCACCGTTGCGCGGCCTGTGACTACATCTTGGCCACGTCCTGTTAGGGTGGCGGTGGTCAACTGTTTTTGCAAAGGATTGCCCACTAACTCAGTCTTAATTAGCCCTTGCTCGGCCAGCCACGCAAGCTGCACCTTTAACGTGTCACGGCTAATATCGAGGCCATAGGCAATCAAGCCATCTTGTAAGATGGACTCATTGAGTGCGAAAGCTCCCGCTTCGGTCAGTAATCGAAGCACCACTAGGCGTTGGTGCTCATTGATAATTTGCTGCATCGCCATTAATGGCCTCCTTTTAGTTCGTTTTCGAGTAGCATGTCGGTCTTGGTTTCGAGTCGGTTAAGTCCTTGCTGCATTGATCCAAGCCGTTCAACTAAGCCTGCTAGGGTTTTATCCAGGGCATGCAGTTCATCGCTGGTCGGCATGTACTTCAACTGCAATTCGGTTTCGCTTAAACGCTTGTCAATTTCTGCCACCTTTTGGACCACCTTTTCGTGCTCGATGCGTGGGGTAAAGCGAGTGCTAAACCACGCCATTAACAGGGCGCATAAAACGCTAATCACGCTGCCAATAAAGCCCCAGTATTTGCCGAAAAATTCAAATAACGATTCGATCATAAACGCGTCCCATAGCGCTGCTTTTGGCGCAAATCTTCATCCTGTTGGCAACTAATACAGCGCTGGGCTGTGCGTCGTTCTTGCTCAACAGCCTCATGGCAATCAATGCAAATACCATTGCCTTGAGGCTGTTGTTTGTGGCGGGCGGCATCAATGCAAGCATCACGTTCGCGGGTTTCCATCGTGCTCGCCCAATCGGGTTTATCCATGGGGTTCCTTATTTTGTTTGGTCTGTTTGGTGCCGTTGCCGCCAATCGTGTAGGGCTTGCCAGTCAAGGTTGCATTGCCCTAAGTCAGCGATCAGAGACAGCATCAGCTCGGCCATTGCTGGATTGGCTAGGCACACGGTTTGCTGCGTTAGCAGGCACTGGATCACGGGTTGTGGCACTTGGGTCACTGGACACTCGCGCATCAGAACTACGGGCGGCAACACATACGCTGTCGTGTAAACGGGCACGTTGCGCACAATCGGCGGCGTGGCTGAGCAAGCGCACAACATCGTTAGGCACATGAGCATCGCGCCATGCTTTAGCATCTTCATTGATAGTGTCCTGCAACAGTTGATTGAGTTGATTTTTAAGGACTTGATGGCGACCTATTAGCTCTGCCTTTTGCAGCGATACTTGCTGTAATTGCAGGGCAAGCTGCTCTGATTCAGCCGCTAATGCGGCCTTATCGGCATTGGATTTGCGCAAGCTTTCCGCCAAGTTATCCGCATCGGTTTGCAACGTTGATTTATCCGCGAGCGCTTGGGTAAGTTGGCTTCTTGTCGTCGCTAATTGGTATTGAGCTAAACAAAGCACTGCCACAAAAAGCGACACGATTAGCCATTGAATCGCGGTACTAATTTGGGCAGGCGTCATTGCGTTAACCCTCCGGCTGTGAGTTCGGATAAGCAAATGGCTTGCTCTTCGGCTCGGCGTTTAATCAGCCCATTTAGGCGCACTTTGACACCTAGGCGGGTGCCATACGTCCAACCATTACAGACGCGTTCACCCGCTGGATGTTGAGGCGTGGGGGAGTTGGTAGAACATGCCTGGGTTAACTCCTTGCAGGCACCCACACGATCCCCTGCTAACAGCTTTTTACGTAGAGTTGAGCTGGCAAAGTTGCCGTATCCCGCCCAATGCAAAAACGATAAATAGGCGGCATGCTCGCTGTGGGTGAGCCTTACAGGGGCCGTGAGTTGCAGCAGGTGCTTATCTTCCTTGGCGATATCCTTGGCGAAAATCTCCATGCACTCCTGTTCAGTAAAGGTTTGATTAAGCTTCAAGTCTTTACTTGTATGGCCTCGGCACGCGGTGAGCACGCCCACGGCATCGACATAAACCGTTAGGCTATTGCCTTCCCATTTATCTGTAAGCTGTGCGCCAGTAATCGCAGCCGAGCTTAAGCCTGCTGCCATTAAAAATGCCTTGAGTTTAGTGTTCATTCGGCACCTCTATCGCTTGTGCCTTGCGTTGTTCGCGGGCTTTTAAAATGTGTAGATAGGTGACGGCATGCCAGCCCTGGGAGTAATAACTCTGGCGGGTAGCGCTGTGGCTATAAAGTGGGACTTTTTGTTCAAGCTCGGTAGTAACCTTAGTGGCAGGCACATCGCCTGCATTCTCTGCAGCTAAGTGCGCCGCTAACTCTGCACGAAGGCGAGCATTAAAGCCGTCTAATGCGCATTGCCGATAGACTCGGTTTTGAATGCGACTGATGTGAAAGCCAGAGGGGCGAGCATTAGCAATCGGCATGCTGTTAACGCCGCTGCGTACTCTGCATTTACGAGAGTTGTGGGTAACAAAGGCCATAAAAAAACCGAGACAGTGAACATGGGTTCATTGTCTCGGTTTAGGGATTTTCAGCGGATTGGAAAGGTTTCGGGATTAGCATGAAATAAACAATACTGATAGAATTCAGTACTATAATTTATAAGGGAATGTAGAACATGAATTCAACAGACACAAGTCTTAGGGATTTTCACACTAAGATAGATGCTGATGTCGGTTTAAAATCAAAACGCCGCGCATTAATTGTAACGTCTATAGTCTTGATAATAATTAGCTGGACGGGAGCGACTCTAAAAGAGATTACTGGATTAGTTGCTAAAATTGAACTAACCAATACCGTTGCAATTAAATATTTGCTAATGCTATCGATAGTTTACCTAATGTTTCGATATTTTGCTTACGCGAGAACATATCACCAGCAATTACGCTCGTTTTGGGTTAAACGATTTATGCAAGATAAAAGAGTTTTTCGCTACTATGTTGATCAAAACAATCCTTATGATGAGGATATTGATGGTTTACTCGGTAAGGCTCTAGACGTTTGGGTTGGCGATGAACCGAGTGTTCAAGCTCTAGACTACGAAAATCACAGATTCCCTTTTTTCGGAAGGAAAATAACTTATGTCACAAGAGGAAATTATTGCATTGGAGATCCGGACGACCCCGATAGCAGAATTGAAGTGACTGAAGATATAAATGAAATCATACTCAACAAATTTACAGACCGTTGGAAGTTCAAAGATTTAATAAAACTCTTATCAATTGAATACGGATATGTGTTCAAAAGTTACACTCACTATAGAGAGTACTTTGATTTAATGGGGCCATATTTTTTTGGAATTCTAGCGCTGTTATCGCCTATTGTTGCACCACAACTAATAAACTAGTAGATGAAGCACAAGTGTGAAATCTTGTGCTTTTTTGTACCTTAAATCATTTAAAAATAAGCTTCTGATGTTCAGTCATTTTCGTCCCGTTATAGTTCAAAAAACAAGGGCGATACTCTCCACCAGCGTATGCACCATAGCTGTTTTTGGCGTTAACCTTTATCTGTAGCACCCTGCGAGCACCGCTATCGTCCTGTAGCCAATCGAAGTAATGACTTTCAACCTTGATTGAATCAGGATCTTTAAAATCGCCAGCGTGTTTAAAGTAGGCTACGCATTGGTCGATCAATTCTACTTCGTTAGCCGTATCTGAGGATAGTTTTGCCGGAGGAGTAACACTTATAGGCTGGGCATCTTCAGCACAAGGGACTTGGCTATAGGTTTCTCCCCCATTTACCGTGCATTTGTAGATGTCGGCATATGCATTTAAACACCATAACAATCCAATGCTTGTAAGTAACTTCCTTTTCACCATGCGATAAAACCATAAGAATTGGTTGATGAATCAGTATAACAATGCAGTGAATACAACAATCAATACATATCTTAGACTGGTTACAAAAATAATGCGGTGAACGTGAGTAACATCACATTGTAGCTTTCCTTTTAGGCTTATGAATTCAACTCCATCACCATAAACCTATAAAGCATTGTAATACAAAAATTATTTTTATAGTATTCCATACCAAACCGCTTGAAGAAATATGACAACTAAACGTAAATGGACGAATTAAAGGCACTAATGAATGAAAATTTTACTATCTATCCTATCAATCCTTCTCATCTCTGGATGTACAACTGTCAAGTACAATGGAGCTGATACCTTTGTACAAGAAGTCAATTATCCGGAAGTAGGACAAAGTATCACAGCCTATGTAGGTGATCATCTAGTTCAAAAAGGAACAATAACCGAAGAAAATATTTTAGTTGTTCACAATACTATTGATGGCGTAGCTTACGATATCACTGCAAATAAGTACCCACAGATAGGCTTTGATGAAAAAAATGATTTTTACTCTCCTATTGGGGTTGTTCAAGGCGTATTATCCGATCCAGTTCAAGCACTTTCTCTAGAAAAAAAAGATGGCGCAGAACTATGTGTTGTAACAATTTTGGGGGGGAAAGCTTGTTATGAAGGTAAATATGAAAGAAAAAAACAGCTTTCAGAAAGAGGAAATAGTTTTCAACAAACATTGATATGCAGCGGCCGAGTTGGTGACAAAATCAATATCGGCTATAGAGAGTTCAGCAATAGTACTGCCCGACCTGCTTTTAATAATGATGTTGAATATGATTTGTCGACATCTAATATTATCGGATATAAAGGGGCATTGATTGAGGTAATTAAAGCTGACAACAGTAGCATTACATATAAGTTAATCAAAAACTTCCCATAGAAAGTACTAAACTCTTTTAGTCAATCAGTTGCAATTAAACTAAACTGATTGACTTTATTGATTTATTAATTTGTTGTTTTCAAAACAATCTCCTCTGCTTTCTTGCCACAAAAGCCGCCCTTTGCTCCGCTACAATCTGGCTGATCCGGCGCTCGGTTAGGCCATAATCACGGCTTAACTGTTCAAGATTATTGCCCTTAAACTCGCGCCAAATGCGGATATCCCGCAATGCATCCTTAAGTCGCTCACCATTGGGGATGTAGATATCGCGCCCGCCTAGGTAGGCGCTTAGGCTAGTGGCTAAGGCTTCACTGACATTATCGGCATTATCAATTTCATATTGCTTTAGGGTTTGGCGCATCACATCGCATAGGCTTTGCAGGGTTGAAGGCCAGCGACGGATAAAGTCCTCGCGTTCATCTGGCTTAAGCGTGGCTAAGGTTTCGAGTGCTTGTTCCAACTCGGCAGCACTGGTGGACAGTAAATCCAGTTGGTTATCAGGAACACTTACAGCATCTTGCCTAAGTTTACTCATGACCATGGCCCTCATACTGTGCGACGATGGACTCATAAGCCGCTGGCTGTGTGCCTTTTTCATTCATTTTTAAGCGTTCACCACGGGCAATAATGCGCTCGATTAACACGCGCTTATGCCAGTTTTTAAGGCTTTCTAATACCTTGTAGGCTTGCTGTTCTGTCATCCAAGGGGTGGCATCCACGCCCAGGGTTTGGTTATTAGTAATGTGGCTGCGTAACGTCATGCGGCGCACATAGGCATCGAGCGCCGACTCGCTGTTATCCTGGAGCACTAAGTGATGGCCCATGGTGATCCAAATAGCGCGGATTTTATCGATTGTGGCCACTTTACTGCTGCCAGCTGCAGGGCTTAAACGGCGCTTTTTATGGCTGTTTAACGTGGGTTTAAAGCCCTTTTGTTTAAACTCTTCTAGCGCCTGCTCAAGCTCGGGTAAGTTCATCGCCCTTAAGGAGTCCTTACCCGTAGCGTGTTTTAACATGGCACGGTAGATAGCCTCATCGAGCTGCAATGATCCCTTAGCCACATTGATTAACGTGATTAGGCGCTTCTTATGTTGAGCGACTGGCGCAGGGGCTTGTTGATTAGTGTCTAGCATTATTCGTCATCCTCATCGGTTGTCGTTGCTGATTCAGTCACTAGCACGCGAATGGCTTTAGGCTGGCTTTTTCGTTGTGGCCAACCATGGCCTAATGCCCCGTTCAAATAGTTCACCGCCCATTGCTCGCGATCTGCCAGCAAGTCTGCTTTGGTTTTACCTTTACGAACTGGCCGCAATGGGCAGTTTGCAATGGCGTATTTGAGTAAGCGCTTGGCGTAAGGGGTCATTTATCTTTACTCTTTTTGTTAGCTGCTCATCAGTGCCTAATCACTACATTAGACAGACCGCGCCCCATGAATGGGGCGGGTTTCGCTTGGTTATGCTTGAGTGTTCTTCAGGGAACGCTTGATAAAAAAGCTAATCACGCGGCGCTTTTCACCTGCAAATTCAGTACTTAATCCACGCAGTTCGTTAAGCAATACAGCACCGACCAGCAAACATTGGTGTGGCGTATCGGCTGCCATGCCGCTGAGTTCACTGCGTAGGGTTTCGTAATTGGCCTCTAACAGCGCGGCAATCCGCAGTTTAAAAGCCACGCGATCTAACGCCGCTTGGTTTTTGTTAAGTAGGTATTCAATGCCTTGAGTCATGTTGTGCTCCTTGCGCCTCTAAAGAGTGCTGATATCCAGTGGAAGTTGAATGTATTTGCCATTGGGTTGGCGCTCATATAAGCGCAGATATTGGCTAGTTCCGGTGATTTGAATCGCGTCGGCAATGGCATCCATGGCCTGCTTCCACTTGGCGTCATCAATATCCAACTGGCGCAGGCTGAGCACTTGGTTAACGTCGATGCGGCCTTGCTGGTTAACCCTAAAGGCATGCTCAACCATGGCCATCAGGCGGGTATCTGCACCACCACTCCAGCTTTTAATGCAGTCATCAATTAAGGTTTTTGCGGTTTGAATGCGCTCATCAAATACGCGGTGCTCACCTACCTGACGACGGACTTGGTACTTTCCATCGAAACTGGTCAGCAAAATATTGCCCTTACTGCCGCCGACCTTAGTGCCGTACTCACTCGCGGAGAGTTCGGCAAAGTCATCGATTTGCGCCATGGTGGTTAACTTAAACAGCATCATTTGCTCGCGTAGCTGCTGTGCGAGACCAATAATGCAATGCACCACCTCATCACGCAGCTTGTCTACGGGCTTAATGCGATCTTCATGTACGAGATCCCCTACTGCGTTCATGCGGTAGCCTGCGGGGATCTGTGGGTTAGTTTGTTGACTGGTCATGTTATTACTCCTCACTCCAACGAACGGTTACACCATGAAATTGCACCGCTCGACAGCGGCGACGAATGCCTTTTATGTTTTCAATAATATCCACGGCCATTCGGCGAAAATCGGCACTTGGCTTGTCGATTTGCACGACTTTTACGCCTGAGTGGATCACCGTCATGCCGCGCAGTCTTAGGGCGCTAATCACATCGAATTTTGGGTTATGGTGTCTCATCAGTTTTGTTCCTTCATCACTCGATTAAACTTGGTTCCAAGGTGTTTCAGCTCGTCTTTGAGTAGGTTAATCAATACCGATTTATCCTCCCCCGCCTGCAGCTGTAGGCGACGAATCGCCCCTTCGGCGTCATATTCGTTTCTACGATTGATAAGCGCGGGCTGCACACTAAATGCGGGGGTGACATTCAAGGTTGAATGCGTACAGCCACCTCGGCAGGCTTTATACAACTTGATCCGGTAGGGGCTTCCCGTGGTGCGGGTATTACTTTGATGTGCGAGACATTCATTTAATGGAATTTCTCCCAGGACAGGGCAAAGCACTGTGCGGTTCATGTATGCCCCTTCCACCAGCTTTTGGACGCGAGCCATATCGCCTGGGTATTTGTGGTTGAGAACTTGGCTAACGGTAGTGCGTGAAAGCTTAAGCTTTTCCGCTACCGCTCTTTGGCCATACAGTTCGACCTGTTCGGCCATCACCTTAAGCCACTGCATGTAGGTACTCCTTTAGGTTGGCATCAAACAAGAAGATGTCCTGCCTCTTGGGTGCAATTGGTCCTGTATCTTTAACAAGGCGGTAAACAGCGTACTGTCCGCTACGTTCTTGCACGGGTAAGTTAGTAGGGTTTGCACGGATTTGGCGGACATAACCAAACCGCATCAACAGGTTACAAAATGAATTAGCAATACCTTTGCTTACCTCTGCTGTAGCGACTAAATCCGAGTATGTGAAGTTGCGTAAGATACGCATGGATTGCCATACACGTTGCTGGCTATCACCATAGCGGCGCTTTGACTGGGCAAACCTGCCTTGACTAACAACGGCATAACGCTTTGGTTTTGGCCCCCTTTTAGTGGTTTCTTCTTGCGAAATCACTTTAATGTCATCGCGCTTTTTAAGTGCATATACGATGGTTGAGCACTGCTTTAACGTCAGCCCTGTGGCTACGGCTAGCTCTTCCTTAGTAAAACTTGGTTGGCGCTGCACCCATCGCCAAGCTAGTTCAGTATTGTTCGTCATGATCTATCCCTAAAAATGACCGAAACCCGTATTTGCTCTAAGTGGCGTGGGTTTGGTTAGCGCCTAAATTCTAAGAACAGTGGTTGATCACCCCAGTTGTCGAGTGTGATTACATCCATTTCATTTGCGATGGCACGACGCTCGATTTTCTCAAGGGCGATTAAAATCCGGCGAACCTCACCACCACTGCGTTTGCGGATATGTTCCAGTAGGTCGTCGGCGACGGTAATGCGGTCATCGAGTAGTTCGGTTGCAAAGGTGTGGACGTCGGATAAATCAGCAGGTTGAAACTCCACCCATTCAGATACACGGTTGAAAAGCTGCTTGCGGTGGCTAATACGGCGGGCGATTTCTTCCATGCCCACTAGCACTACTGGCTGTTCGGTGGCGTCATAGAGATCGCGAATGGTTTCCATGATTTTGCTTTGGCCGACAATATGGTCGGCCTCGTCGATAAACAGTGGTAACTGGCGTTCGTTCATACGCTCGACGATAAAATCAACGCTCTTTCGCAGTGGATAAAGCATTTCTGCACCCAGCTCACCCATGACTCGCGAAATAAATGAGGATGGGGTATCGGTGGCATAACAACGTACATAAATGGCATTCATCGCCCCTAGTTGATTAATAAGCCAGCAAGTTGTAGTGGTTTTGCCAAAGCCTGATGGGCCATGGATTAAACCAATGCCAGGCGTGATAGATGAACGCCCTTTAAGGTTTTCCATTAACTCTAAACAGGCTAATACGTTTTTAACTTCGACAATTTTCTCTTTCATAATCTATACTCCATTGCGGTAAACAAAGTTTTAAATAGGACTCTCTCGTCCCTTCCAAAAGCCGCCAATCCTACTTGGCGGCTTTTTTTACAGCCTCTAATTGCCTGTCGAGCCTTGCGGCAAACATGCGGTATTTGAGGCGATATTCTTTAAGCCATAACTTTTCACGCTCACTTAGCTCACGCTCAAGCGTTGCTAGGGTTAACTCTTCGGCTTTTTCGTGTTCGGTGCGCATGACCGTAGCGTGGTTTTGGTTAACCCTTTGGGCTGCCTCGCTAATGGCTTGAGCTTGGTGGCTTAAGCTGGCGAGTTGCTGATCGCTATCGCTGCTGGATTGGCTATTTACTTGTGCAAGTGCCGCCAGTGCGGGGTTATCGGTGGTAGTTGGTTTAGGGGCAAAACTGGTTAGACTGCCACGTTCGGCTGCGGCTTTGGCCAAGCCTTCGGCTGCCAAGGTATCGATGCCAAATTTTTCTTGTAGCTCCCGTGCTGCACGGCGGAAACTGGCGAGTACTTTCTTATCTTCATTGCGAGCTTTGCGGAAAGCTGCCGGATCGATATCACGACCAATCAGATCTAAATTCACCGCATCGACGCATTGCTGCCAGTTATCGAGGGCATATAGGGTGGCGCGGCCCACATCGGAAGGATCAAGGAATACGCGCACCCGTTTTCTGTCCCAGAGACTTTCTTGAAGTTCGGGAGCCGTATAGCGGATATTGCCTGCACTCACGCTACCGCGAATAACGGTGGCATCACCGACATGGTTAAGTAATAAGTCGAGGGCATGGGGATTAGCGACACGGTTAGCGACATAGGCGCTTTCGCTCATGACGGTAAAGGGAGTTTTGCCTTTTAACGCGCCTTTAAAGCCTTCATGCACCTGGTGCATGTAGTCATATTGAATCCAGTCATCGATCATCTTTTGCAGTGCTTCTGGCGTCATGGCCACTGATAAAGCTTCTTCTTTATTAGCAGCCTTGTTTTTGCCGCCAATCCGTTGGGCAAAGGCTTTGGCAGATTCGATTTGCTGACGATCACTGACGTTATGGCCAATATAAGCAGGCAATAACTCAAACAGGGCGCGGCTTAATGTGCCGAAGAAACGCTCGATATAGGGCTTTTCCCATCCACTAAATGGGCGGGTGCGGGATTGGTCGATACCTAAGATATCGAAAATGCCACTCACTCTTAGGCTGACGTAGTCAGTACCGTTGTCGGTACGCGCTACTCCATCGGCTTCTAACATGCCCCAGTTGAGTAGGCAGCGACGCAGTAATAGGCAGATTCCCTCGGCGTTAGAAGTTGGGGTGACTAAGACCATGGGGCGGCGGGTATACACATCAACCGCTGCCACAACGGCATAACGACGCAGTTTGCCGTGGGCATTAAGCATGACATCCGTTGGTGTGCTGTCGAACTCCCAAACTTGATTAGGGCCACTGAGCCATGGGTACATGGTGCCGTAGAGTGGGCGGTGCGAATTATTGTACGCATCGGGATTGGTTAGCGCGGTAAATGCGGCGATGTTGTCGCTATGCCAGCGACGTATCCAACGACGGATTGAGCCAATTGAAGGGACAATCCAGCCATGTTCTGCGGCTTTCTTTTGTGCTTCTTGCTGCTGGACTTTGTATTTTTCGAGCAAATGCGGCTTGCCCGTGACTAAAGCAATTAAGAATTGTTGCAGGTCTTTTTGATCTTCCATCACGCTGACTTGCGCACCGCCCCGAGTATCAACCAGGCCCATTAATCCTTTTTCGTCATAGGCTTTTTGCCAGCGATATAGAGTGGCTTTTGATTGATTGCACTGTTTAGCAAATACCATGACACCTTCAGTGCGTCGACCAGCCTCAACAAAGGGTGCGATGAAATTTGCCATATTATTGAGTAGCTGCAGGCGATCCATCGCAACTTGTTGTTTCGCTTTAGGCAGCGTTAAAAATTGCTGCTGTAATTCCGTTTTTTTAACCAGCTGACTTGCTGGCGTTGCTATCAATTGGCGTGCGGCTGCGACTTCTCGGCTTGTCGTATTTTTTACGGCTTGCTGACGAAGATGCGCCTGAGTGATAGGTGGAAAGCTACCAAGATGGTATTCAAATCCTTTGCTACCCTCTTTCTTTCTGGACTCCCAGCTTTCTGTCTTTGCTTTAAACCTGATACCCTGAACGGTTGTGGGCATGCCAGGTAATTGCAGAAGCTCTTGAGGGCTGAACCATGCTTTATTCATGTTCTTCCCTCAACAAGTCGCAGCCAATGGTTTTGCTGATTTCTTCAATTATCTTGCGAGATAAAGCGCGTTTTGGTTTACGCTGTTTACAGGGTGCAAACATCTTGATGCAGTCCTGAACGGTTCTCGGATTGAAGCCTTTAGAGACAGCCCATGCACGGCTAGTTAGCCCTTGCGCTCTTAGCGCTGCATGGATGTGATTGGCATTCTCTATTTTCAT